AGGAAAGCCCCAATGCTCATAATGTAAGGATTCTTCATATTCATACTGTGCCGCCTATCATCGGGATATTGAAGAACGAACCATCTGTATCGCCCTTTTTAGTAAAAGAAATATGGCAATGTTTAACATGCGGATTGATTCCCTTATATGCGACCCAACGCCAAAGGCTGCGGGCAGAGCATATCTTTCCGTTGAAGATGACATAAGCGATTCTCTTATCGCCACGTTTAGCACAGAGTCGAAGCTGATCCGCAAGGTCAGGCATGAGGTCTGGCTTTGCTTGTCCAGATAAATCCCTGTCAAGATCAACCGCTCTGACGATACCCTGTTCATCAGGTGTGTGATCAGAAGGACGCGATTTATGACGTGCATCGCCAATCCAGCCATCGGAGGCGCGGTCTCTGTCAGGGTAACTATCATCGACCTGCAGCCTTAACTGTTGCCCCGCTTTGCATAACTTAGGTGTCACGCTAGTAGGAGCTTCGCTTCGTCTGCAGTAATGCCTAGCTTCTCAAGTAGTGCAGCCTTAGCAGTTGCATCAGCTTCTGCCTGCGCTTCTGCTTCTGCTTTCTTCTCAGCTGCTAACTCTGCCTGATAAGCAAGTTCAGCAACCTCAGCGTCTGTGAGTTCAATGATTGACTCAATTCCAGTAGAGCAGTCAATCTCGATACGGGTCATTTTTGTCATGAGTTTTTTACTCCATATAGGTAGGCGGTTGTGTATTGTAAAAAGGTCAAAGTTGCACCCGTTGTTATGCTAATCGAGCCAATTGCAGCTGTGTTAGACCACAAGCCAGCAATTAAGCCAGACTCTGCGGTTGCAGCATTAGTCTCAGCAACCGAATCAGCCGAATAAGACTTATTTGTGCTTCCTGCATAGTTAGGAATATAGACCGATGTATTTGCAAAAGTGTTTGCTGTGTATCCAGCGCTATCAATTTGACCAATGAATTGCGCTAGTGTGCTGGAAGTTGCCGTCGCTCCATTTCCGTTAAGGAAGCGACTTGAAAAGCCTGAAGTTGACCCGTTAAAAGAAATGTAAGCCTGACTTGAACCTGCTGGGTTGCTGGTTCTAGCAGACAATAAAATTTGCAAGTCTGTGTATGTGCTAGGGATGGATGTAAAATCTATGCTAGTTACAGGCGTTACTCCAACGGTAGAGGAAGCGATAAGTTCAAAAGTATTTGCCATTATGCCGCCGCTATTCCGTATAGAGTAAAGTTTGAGCCAACCGCAAAATTCTGTCCTGAACCTTCAAGTGTTAAAAGGATTGTGTTAATTGCAGCGGTTGAACGCCAAAGTCCAACCATTGCTTCTGCAGCTCCTCCAGCATTTCCGCCTTTGCTTAACCAAGTTTTATATGTTGTAGTGTTGCTGTAGTTATTAAAAGAAGTTATCACTTGACCCCAGACCGAAGTGCTTGGCGCGTTAAATAGGATTGCTCCTCTAGTCTGCGAAGATTCTCTGTAACTGGTTGCAGATGTGCCGCCGCCTTCAAGATTTGTATATGAGTAGTTGGAAGCAGTGTCACCATTCAGGCGAACCGAAAGCCACCTTTGAGGTGTGCTAGCTTGAATTAAATTAGCAACTAAAATGATATCTGTGTAACTACTACTGATTGAACTGAAAGTTACGCTTGAGGTTGCCGTTCCCAAAGTCGTAGTCGCAATCGGGGTATAAGTTGATCCTGCTGCCATTTGTTATGCCCCCTTGATTCCGTAAAGCGCGAACTTGCTATAAGTGTCGAAAGAACCAGCAGAGCAGATAAGGTCAATCTGTGTCACCGCAGCGGTGTTGCGCCATGAGCCAGAATAGAGACCAACGTAGTTGTAACCAGAGGTCGAACCGTTAATGTCGTAACCGCCAAGCGTTCTGACTGTCTTGTATTTATTGCTATCTTGATAGTCCAACAGGTCAATTACTCCACCTGCAAAAATGCTTGAGCCATTGCCAGCAGAAGGCTGGAAGTAGTTAAGCATAAAAGCCTGTGATGCTCCTGCCAATGCTTCTACTCCACCGCTTGCACCCTGATAGCCATCTATTCCATGAAGTGAATAGTTTGAACCTGTATCGCCATTTAAGCGCATACGAACGCCAATGCCACCATTAGCCGCATCAGTTCCACGCGACAAGCATCGAATCTGGAGGTGTTTATAGGTGGAAGGAATAGAGCTAAAAGTAATAGTCGCCTGAGACGAACCTAAAGTCGTCGTCGAGATTGACTCATAAGAGGTTGTAGATGCTGGCGCACCTGCCCCCGAGAGAAGCCCTGAGATTACGTTAAGCAATCGCGCCCACCACGTACCATGTATCAGTTGCAGTCTTGATGCAGACCGCAGTCTTGTATTGAGCCAAAGTTGGAGAAGCTGCAACTGCACCTGCTGAAAGGACTGTAGTAGTTCCAGAGGTAACTGCTGAGATTGTTACCGCTCCTGCGCCCTTGTTAAGAATTGTGATTGCTGTGCCTACTGGGAACGCTACTGAGGCGTTTGTAGGAATCTTGAAGGCTACTGCTGTCGCCTTGTTCATAGGAACTAGGACTTGGTACTGATCCGCTAGGACTGCGGTGTAATCCGCTGTCTGGTCTGAGCCAATAGTAAAGGCGGTTAGCGAGTTATAGATTGCCGCTGTTAGTACGTCGCCTGTGGTGACTGGAAAGGTTGCCATGTTGCTCCTAAAAGCTCAGAGTTGATTGTCCGATTATACCGTAAGTGCTGCTTCCAATGATGAAAGCATCGAGGATAGGCTCAAGAGTTGTTATTGAGACTGTCATCTTGTTTGGGGTTATATCCCATGCAAAGCCTTGCGCTTGCAGGGTTTTCACAATCGTTGAACCTTCTTGGGTCACGTTTGTAATCTGTAGGTTGTCGAAATAGTCCAAGCCAATCATTGTGTCGGTTGGTACTGCTGGGTCTAGCAAGTCCACAGTCATCTCGTCAATGCGGATAGTGGTCTCTTTGCGAGTGTTGACGTAATTGCCAGCAATGCCAGCAACGATGGTGTCTGTCTCAGCGATGAGGTTCTCCTGAGTCAAGCCATGAGGGAAATACTTGTCAATAGAAGTCTGGCTATATACGTTCTGTGCTGTACCGCCTACGCGGTTGAACTTCACGTCGTTGATAATGAGCTTGTCATCGAAGGCATACTTGACTGAGCGGTAAGGGATACCTGTTGTCTGGTTGAACTCTGTTGGAGTAGCAGCAAGGGTTGAAGCTACCTCAGAGCGAGACTTGAAGATTGCTGTGCCGTCTGGACTCATGTAGAACGCGCCTAAGCCTTCTGAGAACTCTGCGTTCTTGACGGCTTCTAGGGTTGTGCGGATAGTCGCAGGATCAGCGACGCAAGTGGTTACGCCTGTTGCAATGGTGCGCATAGAGGCAGGCCATTGCACGTCATCAAGAATCTTGCCGATGCGTGTGCCAGTTGTCTGGCCAGCGGGAGTGTCAGCAATGGTGGAGACGTTAGCCATCTGCAATAGACGGAATCCATCGGTGCAGAGGATGTCAACGTATGCAGTCTCTTGCCCTATTGGAAAGGTGTACCTATAGTCATTCACATAGCCGCTGAACAGGAAGTGTTCAGCCGTTGCTGTCGTTGCAGATATGCGTAACTTGCGCAATGGGACTAGGTAGCCAAAATAAGGGCTGGATGGGTTTTGTGGGTTGAAGTAGCCTAACGGGTCTAGGACGCGCACAATGGCTGTACCAGCCTCGTAGGTGTCCTTCATGACGTTACGCCCGCGTCGGATAGAGATTGAGTACACGTCAGGAGTTAGATCAACCGTAGGGATAACTACGTCAGATGAGCCAAAGCGGTTAACGCCAATGACTCCGTTATCTGGTGAGCCAATCACGAACCCCGCCCCGAAGGTTGCTCCCGAGCTAAAGTCGAAGCTGACCGCTATTTGTGCAGGTAACGCCATTACTCAAATCCACCCGTGCGGCGGTTGACATAAGTCTGGTTGCCTGATGAAAGGCTCTGCTGCATAAGGTTCTTTGCGATTGTGTTGGTGAGGTCTCCATCGCCTGTAATCTTTAACTCGATTACTTGTGGACCTTGCACTGGTCCTGTAGGTGTGCCGTAAGTGCCGCTTGGTGGTGGCGTGAAGCCCATGACTGGGACGTTAGTAGAGACGTTGCTAGAGACTGCCGTGCCTGACGCAGCCGCAGCTGCAGCCGTGCCAAGTGGTGCGTTGACCGTCATGCTGGCAATTTGTCGAGCCTTTTCTGCAATTTTATCGAGGTACGCTTCCCATGATGCAAAAGGATTGTTAGCCATCGGAAGGCTTGCAAGGTCACGGGCAATTTGTTCGCCCAATCCTTGAGCCTTTGCTAATTCGTATGTGAGGCGACGGGCTTCATCTTCGTTGCCTAAAAGTAGGGCAAACTGAAGCTCGAGGCGCTTGCGTTCTTCGGCTGAGATGTTTCCCTTTAGTGCAGCGATAATCTGGATCTGTTCAAGGTCAAAGATTGTGCCAGCCTTTTTAAGTGCTGCTTGTTTCTTTTGCTCTGCGGTAAGTGTCTTTTGTGCAGCGACCTGCTTCTTTGTGAGCGCTGCTAGTTCTTTGGCGCGCTTTGCCGCTGCCGCCTCTGCGTCACGCTGCTGCTTGGTTCGAGCCGCAGTTCCCGCTGGAGACTTAGATCGGTTGGTTGAAGGCTTGCTATCGAGGATAGTTCCCAGCGAGCCATTAGCCCCAGTCAACCCACCAAACGTAGTTAGGAAGTCGAGACCCTTGTAGAGTTTGACTAGACCCCCGATTAAGAATCCAGTAGCTGCCGTAACCCCGTTAATCGCCTTGGCGATGTTGTCGATAGCCTTTACCGCGTCGGATGTCTCAGACCCGCCAGCAATGCGAGCGAACGCATCCACAAGCCCAGCACCGATTGTTTCTTTTGCGTTCTCGCTGGCAAGTGTGAGCGCATCGAGTTTGAATGATGTTGTCTCTAAGTAAGCCTGAGCAGACCCCGCAGACTTGGCAAGGATGACTCCGAGAATTTCATTGAATGATTTAGTCTGTAGTTCAGCGCGCGTTAGACCTGTGTTGTATTTGATGAGCCCGCGAGTAACCCCGACGTAACCCTTGTTTAAGTCCTCAACAACCGTGCCAAGATCAATGCCACTTGCGCGGCTGATTTGGATTGCGTTGTTAAGTAATTCTTGTGACTTAGTTAATGAGCCCGTCGTAGTCAAAAGGCTCTGGAAGGCTGGACGAAGAACGTCGTCGGCGATTGCCGCAGACTTCTCAAGGTTGCCGATAAAGGTTTCTACATCTGCCTTGAAGAATGAAAGCCCGAGGTTATCTACCGCAGTTGCTAGTCGCTTGGCTGCAGCCTCGTCATCGGCAAATGCCTTGAGCGCTTGCTTGCCAAATGATACGAGAGCGGTTGTCCCGTAAAGGACTCCAAGGCTACCAGCAAGTCCCTTGATGGTTCGATTAAGTTTGGTAGCAGCTGTCTCGACCTTTTTGAATCCACGTGTGTCAGCCTTTGATCCAAGAACGATTTCTTCTTTAAATGACATTACGCTGCCTTCCCTAATGTTCCCTTGGCTGCTTCTACCCTAAATTGCCTAATGGCTGTATCGATAGCCTTCATCGCTGCAGCTTCTGCTCTGCCTTGGCTTGCCGCCCAAGCGCGATAGATGAGACGACCGCGACCTTTAAGGCTTGAAACCAAAGGTGGAAGATTGTCAATGAACTGAGCGCCCGCTCTAGGGTTGTTTGATTTGCTGACCTTGTTGCTATTGCTTCCAGCTTTAGGACCGACCCATGGTTGTCCCTGAGGATTGGCACGACCCGCGCCTTCGTAGATAGCACCTACGCGGCTGCGGTTTTGAATACTAGCCATCGAGCTAAAACCGTTTTCATTTATCTTGCTCGGTGAGGTCGTGTAAGTAATTCCACTGATAATAGTCGCAGAGTTATAGGTTGGGAAAGTTCCCTCGTTAAATGCGCGACTAGCCCACCCGCGCATTGGCGACTGAGCGGGTACGAATCCTTTGGCTTGGCGCACCACGGGAAGCAACGCAGCGCGTAGTTCCTTTTTAAGTGCCTTTTCAAGGTCAGGAGTAAAGCGACGCAGGGCTTTACGAAGATCAGCGTTGCCGCGGATTTCGACTTTTACTGCCATCGTTTCGCTCCTTCGCTATATCCTTGAGGACTTCTACATGTGCCTTGAAAGCCATCGTCGGTAGTTCAACGATAGTTTGGAAGGGAACTCCATACTCGTAACTCAAGCGAGCCGCGAGATAGGTGAGGGAGTTCCGATCTAGCCTAAAGGGTCAGACTCTAAGACCTCAACACTTTTCAGAGTAGAGATAAAATCTTCGCCGAAGGGCTTGACTGCTTCACCCGAGCGTCTAATTGCTTCCCAGCAAAGCCAGTAAACCGAACTCTGCATCTGATCTTCCATCAGGCTTTTGTGAAAGCCTTTCTTGAAGTAATTTTCAAACGAATACTCAATAACTGGTGTTATCTCGTACTCCTGAACTGCACCGTCTGATCTTGTTACTTTTAGCTTTGCCATTTTAGCCCCTTAGATAGTTGTTATGCTGATGCTACAGCGATTGTACCGTTTACGTTCCAAGTTAGTGACTGTGTTGAGATATCGCCAACTGCACCGTTTACTGGTGTTGTGTTGTTGATAAGGCAAGACATTGTGTAACTTGGGTTTGATGCTGATACTGCACCAGAAGTTTGCTTGATGACTACAGTTACAGAAGTTCCCCAGATTGTGTTCAACTTCTGAAGTGTCTTTGCTGTATCTGAATCGTTGAAGAAGTCGATTGTGACTGATGAAGCCTCAAGTCCCTTTGTAAAACGATGACCAGAATCTCCCATGGCTGTAATTTCCAGCTCATCGAATGAACGGTTGATTGTTACTGATGAAACCAATGAACTCAGATCAACCGAATCCACAGTCACGCTTACACCATTGCTTAGATATACTGCCACGGTTTATTCCTCGTCTTTCTTAGTTGTTGGTTTTGTTTCTGGCTTTGAAGCGACCTGACCGATTTTAATCAGGAACGCTTCGTTTTCTTTTTCCCATTGCGCTAAATCGGTCATGATTTAACTCCATTCCGTTAGGGTACTGATTGCAATGTCGCAGACCAGTAAATCTCCAGAGGGTATTGTTAAAACGCTAGGAGCGCTGACGCTACCTACGTTAAACACAATGCTCGAGGCATCTAATAATTGAAAAACTCGTACGATGTCATCTTCCATGCCAGCAAGGTTTCCAGCGTTGTCCAAAAGTGGGACAAGGATCTGCAAGCGAAACATCGCCATCGGCGCAACGGAGGTGCGATCGTTATTTGTAGGAACGATGTATGGGTCTGCTGGGGTCAGGATGAGACTATTTGCAACAGGGGTTGCGGGAGGGTGCGAGTAAACGCTATACCTTGTGTTATCGGCTAAAGCCGCCGCGATTGTGCTTCGAAGGGTTGTTATTGCTGGCATCAGCCCACCATAGAATTAGGGCTGAGATACGGGCTGAGTAATCCTCTGACGCGAGACATAAGCTGCGATGACATGGCGTACATGTTTCCAACTGACCCGTCTGGGTTCATGCCGCTACCTGAGTTGGTCTGGCGTGATGTCCAGATTGAAACGCAGATCATGAGGCTTGCCTCTTGGATTGCTGGGATTGTTGAAGGATCAAGATAAGTTTCCGCTGCGACTATACCGAAAGGGTTGACTGGGTGGTAAGGAGCTGGAGTGTTGTTGTTGCCTGAGATGGCGTAAGTAATTGAATACTCGCCTACCTCTGTGATGGTCTTGTTGCCGTTATGTTTTGAACCCGATCCCGAAATCACTACTGTTTCGCCCACATAGAATACATCTTTGGTCGGATCGTTAAAATAAGAAGTGCCTGTTGTTGCTGTGTTGCTGTGACCGATTAGTGAAGTTGTATTAGACCAAATAAAAGGAAGCAGCACATTATCAGCGGCGTCACAGACAGATTGAAGCGTTGCGTCTGAATATAAACTTCCAACGCCAAGTGCCGCTTTAAGCTCCGCAACAGTTGTGAGTGACATGCTTTTCCTTTCTAAAGACTTGAGGGGACTACAAGGGCTCTGGTAGCCCCCTCAAGCGACTTAGGGTATTGCTATTATGTAAGGTTAAACTTACGTACGCCCTTACCTGACTTGGCAAGGTAAATTGCGAGATAACCATAAAGATTGATCTCAATTTCTCCGCTGGTCAACACGTTGACGCGAAGTTGTGTCGTTGGGCTCTCCCATGTGTACACAGACGATGGTGCAACCAAGAACGCTGAGTTATCAACGATGCCTGATGTTGAGATGTTGTGATCCACGATGAGGTCTGTACCAAGTACGCCACCAACAACGCTTGTAGCAACTGCGTTGCCTGATGCGTTCTGTGTTGCGCCCTGTGCTGAGTAGAGTGCGCGACCTGTTGAG